CCTATCCCTCTGGTTGGGCTCACCGCTGGTATCAACCGCCTTCGCGTGAAAGGCGGCGCATCTGCGCGCGGGCTCTATGACTTGGTGAATGGGTGGATCAACCAGGAAGGCGTAGTGGTGCCCCGTGCGGGGACTACGCGTATGGCCACATTGGATGCGCAGACCGTGGGTCTCGTGTCGATTGACGGCGTAAACAACGTGTTTTCCATCGCCCCGGTGACGGTCCCTGCCGGCTTCGTGGACAATGTGTTGGTCAACCCAAACGATGCCACGCAGGCGCTTTCCAAGATATGGTTTGCGCAGCCTTTCATGGGGTTCATCTACGTGGTGGCAGAGTTCGCCAACGGCGATATCTACCACTACTGGCTGCAAAACGATGGCACNTGGGCGCCCAATACCGTTTATACCAACAGCAACATTATCCTGCCGACTGTCCCTAATGGGTTCGCNTANAAAGCGGTGCGCGTCTCGNCGCCCAACCCTACGTGGTCTGCCAACATTGCCGTGAGCGTGGGGCAGATCGTAGAGCCCGTGGAGTACACNGGCTACGCGTACAAGGCTACGACGGTGGTAGGCGCCACGCCACACACGGGAACGGTAGAGCCCACATGGCCTACAGCCGTGGGCGCGACCGTGCAGGAATTTGGCGACTTCAGCACTTCGGTAACCTCGTCGGTGACGGGAAGCACGCCAAGTTCGTCGTCGCCCACTCCGACGCCCCTCGGGAGCGCCATCACCGACCGCTACGGCGATTCGGCCACCATTTCAGGGAGCGTGGGCCTTGCACCGCCCTCCACGGCAACGACCGTCGCTGCCGCCAGCAGCGTGGAGACTTGGGCTGCCGGCGCCACCTACGCGCCGGGCAGCGTGGTGCGTCCCACCACGAATCAGGGTGCCTACACCAATGCCATCCCGAATGGCGATTTTGAAGCGGGCAACGACGGCAACTGGGTACTCGGGACCGGATGGACGATTGACACAAGCGATCCGTACCAGGGAAATTACTCGGCGCACTTCCTCCATACAGGAGCCGGGTTTTATAACTGCACGATGCTCACGGGTGCAGTGGTATCTGCTGGGCAATCCGTGACGGCCACGGCTTACGCGAAAGGCGACTCCGATGGNGCGATCTACCTCATGCTGTCATGGTACGACAGCACAGGTACGCTGATCAGCAGCGATACCGGAACGTCCCATTCAGGNGCTGNCGGGGTCAACCCTGCGAACTTCTCGCAAATCAGNGTGACCGGCATCGCACCCGCTAATGCAGTGACGGTGAAAGCGGTAATCCAGTACCAGACAGGCTCGTCTTCTACCCGACAAGGGTGGGCGGATCTGGTGTCGTGGAACCTCTCACAAGCTGCAGCAGTCAGCAATTTCCTCTACGAAGCGGTGCAGTCGGCGGCAGCGACTTCCGGTGCCACCGAGCCCACGTGGCCCACCGTCGAAGGCAACGAAGTCGTAGATGGCGGTGTCACGTGGCAGGCAGTCGGAACGTCCATCATCACATGGACGGCGATTCCGCTTACGCAGTCGGGCGCGACCGAACCGACTTGGCCGACCGTCCCCGGCGAATCCGTCTACGACGGGAACATGAGCTGGGAGTGCACGAGCCGGCGTATCACGGATACGAACTGCCCCAACACGAAAGTAGTGTGTTTGGGCGCCTCGCACGTATTTTGCGGCAACGGCGATATCGTTTCGTACAGCGCAGCGGTGGACCCCACAGACTGGACCAGCGCGAATAACGCTGGCTACCTGCCGACCGGCCTCAACAATTACGGAAACAACCCGGTGTCGCTGCTAGGGCTCTACCGCACCAACCTGATGGTGTTCAACGCCAACGGGTTTCAAATGTGGCAGATCGACCCCGACCCGGCCAATATGGCGATTNTGGACGCGCAGCCGGTGGGGTCCATCTACACGCGTACCGGGCAGACTGTCGCCAGCGACATGATTCTGCTGACGGCCGTGGGGGTGCGCAATGTCGGTATCTTTGCGCTCATGGACAATCTGCAGGTGGGGAACACCGGGCAGCCTGTAGACGCGTTGGTGCAGCCGTTGACGACCGCAGGCACCTATGATCCCATCGGNCTCTACTACCCCAACCGAGGGCAGTATTGGGTGCTGTTTGGAAATGAAGCGCTGGTGCTCACCACAAACGGCCAGAACACGCAGACGTGGAGTCGCTATATTTTCCCCGATGTAATTACGGACTGGACGGACAACAACGGGGTGCTGTACCTGCGCAGCGCCGGAAACCTCGTGTGGGCATTCGACGAAAACGCGCTCGAAGACGATATGCAAAACGGTGTGGGCACCCCGTTTGACGGCGTTGTGCAATGGCCGTACCTCGATGGCGGCACACTCGGGCGCAACAAAGCGCTGGTCGGCGTGGATATCGTGGGGACTGGCGCTGTCACGCTGCAGATGGGTTTCGATCAGTCCGACGAAACCTCCTTCTCGGACAACCCAGGGTTTTCAACGTCCCCCAGCGTGACACCGCCCTACGATATTGCGCTGGCCGATACCGTTCCAGGGACACCCATTCCGCTGCCGCTCAACGCACCGAGCCTTTCCCCTATCCTCACATTCACGGGAGGGGCAGCATGGTCACTGGACGCGGTGAGCCTCTACGTGAATGATGCAGCCGGCGCGGGGGCTACTGGATGATTGANGTATTCAACGACCCGTGGCTGACGGATTTCATTCAGGTATGCGCCAAGATGCCCGAGGACGAACGCGCGCAGCTGGAAGCGTTCACCGGCGCCACCTACAGTATCGACGGTGCGGCGGTGGGGAATTTCACCGTTCCAGGTCCCAAGTGGGTAATCAAGGCGGACGGTGCGCCGATCATCGTGGGGGGCTTCATTCCGCAGCGCCCTGGCGTGTGGCGCGACTTCCTGCTGACGACCCCGGAGGCATGGACGGAGCACTGGTTTGCGGTCACGCGGATCTGTCGGCGCCTCATGGACGGGATGCTGCTGAACGGCCATGCGCATCGGCTTGAATGCGTGGCGCTGGCCTCACGCAAGAAAGCCTTCCGGTGGTATGCTACGCTCGGATACCACGAAGAAGGCACCCTCCACGGTTACTGCGCTAATGGCGCAGATGCCATCATTTTTTCAAGGGTGCGGCACTAATGGGCAGCAGTGGAAATCAAGCGGCGAATGCTGCGAACGCAGCGAATGCGCAGCGCCAAGCGCAGATCAACAGCTCTATACAGCAGATCAACAATGCGTATGGGTCGCCACAGCGCCAGCAGCAGTACGCGCAGTATGGTCAGAGTCTAAACAACTACTACACCAATCAGGTGAACGAGCAGGAAGCGCAGAATGCGCGCCAGCTGAAGTTCGCCATGGCGCGCAGTGGGCTCACGGGCGGCAGTGCGGCAGCCGATGCCAACACGCAGCTGCAGAAGGATTACACGCAAGGATTGCTCCAGGCATCGCAGCAGGCGCAGTCGGGTAAAGCTGCACTGGAACAATCGGACGTGAATGCCAAAAACCAGCTGATCAGCTTGGCGCAGCAGGGAGACTATACAGGCTCGCTGCCGAGTGAGATTAGCGCCTCGCAGAACGCGTCCTTGGACGCGGCGAAGGGGTACAGCAATGCGAACGCGTTGCAAAACCTGTTCTCCGGTACAGCGGCCATCTACAGCAATGAGCAGAACGCAGCGGCCCAGCGGCGCGCGCAGATGAGTCCTTTTGGCAGCCTCTACGGATGGGGAATGGCGTCTGGNTCGCCGTGGGGTTGATCATGGGTAGCAGCGTACTCGGTGACATGATTGATCCGGTGCAGGCGTTCGCTGGCCGCAAAAGCTGGCTGAGCAAGATGGACGCCTATGATCCGGTCATGGGATCTGGAGCGGGAAAATACCTCGATCCGGCCGCGTACAGCGCGGGCCAAGGATGGAAGGCGCAGCGCAATTTTGCTGCGGCTCATCCACCGGCGCCCGGACCCTACGCAGGNCAGGCCGCCACGCTGGCCGGCGCGCAGGGCGGGTACCCAATGCCTTCGGCGTCTGCTACCCACCCGGCCGGGCAGTCCGCACTCGGCGTGCCGAGGGTACCCAATGTGCAGACATTGATGCGGGGCGCGACAAGTCAGAACAACGGCGGAGGATTGTGGTAATGGGCGCACCAGACATGTTTAATCCAATGACCATGCGGGCGATGTACAGCAACCCGTCCTTGTATCAAGGGCAGCGTGCGGTGCAGGAGTCGCGCTATGTGGGCGCTGAAGCCGGCCGGGGTTCGCAGCAAGAACTCGGCATGCTGGAGGGCATGGGGAAGGCCAAAGGACCGGTAATCAAACGGCAAAGCGCGCAGACCGTGCTGCCGAGGAAGTAAGCTATGGGTCCGGC